ATGGCCCGGCGCTCGCCCGAGGACTGGCACCGGCTCTTGGAGGCCCACGGCTGGCGGGATCAAGCGGGGCTGGCGAAGCGGCTGGGCTGCTCGCTCGGGACCGTCGCGTCGGGCTCGAAGCGGGCGCGGGAGTGGGCAGAGAGGCAGGGGCTTGCAAGCGACGACGGCGGAATTGCAAGCGGGGCGAGCAAGCCGACACGCCGGATCAAGGATCGTCAGGCGAGGCGGCTGGATGGCCTGTCGCCGCAGCAGATCGTAGCGGTCGAGGCCGTGGTCGCCGGGTGCAGGCCGTCCGAGGCGGCGGCCCTCGCCGGGGTCGCGCCGGAGACGGTGTCACGGTGGCTTCACCACGATCCCCTGGTCGCGGCGGCGGTGTCCGACCTCCGCGCCGAGCGGCACGTCGCCACGATGTCCGCGCTCACGTCGCTGGCCCAGGAGCTCGTGGGCCACCACTCCGCGGCGGCCAGGCTCGTGCGCACGCTGATCGACCAGGCGAGCGACCGGCTCCACAACGGCCCGCCCCCGCTGCCGACCGGCGACATGGGGGCCGAGGACGCGGTAGCGGCAGTCATCGCGCGCAAGGTGTGGCACCTGGAGACGCGGGCGGCGGTCGACCAGGCCGTGAAGGCGGCGGGCTTGCTGAACGCGAGCCCGATCCTGGCGACGGGCGGGTACCCGAAGACCGAGCGCGTCGAGCACTCGGGCGAGGTCACCGACGGCGATGCCCGCCGCGACCCTGACGAGGTCATGGCCCGCCTGACCGTGCTCCGGGGCGGCCTCGACGGATGAGCGCCCCCCGCCACGCCACGCCGACCACTGACGGCCACGAACTCCGCGCCCTGGAGGAGGAGCGCCTGCGGATGCTTCGCGAGGACTGGCGCGACATGGCGCGGTTGGGGCCACAGGACGCCTACCCCGGATGGTCGCTGCTTTCCTGGGTGAAGCTGACGTGCCCTGGCTACCACGCCGGGTGGTTCCACCTCGAGTTGTGCGCCGCCCTGGAGCGGTTCAGCCTGGCTGTCGCTCGCGGCGAGTCGCCCCGCCTGATGATCTTCGCCCCGCCTCGCCACGGCAAGACCGAGATCGTCAGCAAGAAGTTCCCGGTCTGGCACATGGGCCGGAACACGAGCCACGAGATCGTGTGTGCCAGTTACGGCCAGGACCTCGCCGACGACAACAGCCGGTCGGCCCGCACCACTGCCCGCGGAGACGAGGCGTTAGCGGTGTTCCCCGGCATCCGCCCCCAGCCCGTCAAGTCGCGCTATCGCGGGGACTACCAGCGTGCCGACGTGGACCGGGTGCAGCGGTGGGCGACGGGCGACGGCAGCACGTACACCGCCGTCGGTGTCGGTGGTCCCCTGACCGGGCGTGGCGCGCATCTCGCCATCGTCGACGACCCGGTAAAGGACGCCGCCGAAGCCAGCAGCGCCACAAAGCGCGACGCGGTCGAGGCCTGGTACAACACGGTCCTGCGCACCCGGATCGCGCCGGGCGGCGGCATCATCCTGATGATGACCCGCTGGCACGATGACGACCTCGCCGGCCGCCTGCTTAAGAAGGCAGCGGAGGACCCCGAGGCCGACCAGTGGGAGGTGCTCAGCTTTTCCGCCATCGCCGAGCAGGATGAGGAGCACCGCAAGGCCGGCGAGGCGCTGCACGCCGCGCGGTGGCCGCTGTCCGAACTGCGCAGCCTCAAGGCCGCGCTGGCCACGAAGTTCGGCCTGCGCTGGTGGCTCGCCCTGTACCAGCAGCGACCGGCTCCGGCGACGGGCGACCTGTTCAAGCGCGACATGCTGACCTTCACGCGCTTCTACCGCGAGCACCCCGCCGACCGAGCCGCACGCGCCGATCGCGTGTTCCTGAGCGTCGATGCCAGTTTCAAGGAAACGGACGGAGGTAGCTTCGGCTGCGCCCGCGTCATCGCGCAGACCGGCCAGGAGTTCGCCGTCATCGACGAGCACCGTGTGCGCGCCGGCTACTCGGCCTTCAAGGCGGGCTGTAAGACGCTGGCCGGCAAGTACCCGAGCATCTCCGTCACCCTGATCGAGGACAAGGCGAACGGCTCGGCCCTTGTCGACGAGTTGGCGGGCGTGCTCCCGAACGTCATCGCCTACGACAAGGGCGCGAAGTCGAAGCGGGAGGCGTGGGAGCTCTGGTCCGTACCCGCCTGTGAGTCGGGCGCGCTGTGGCTCCCCGATCCCCAGCACGCCGAGTGGGTCCACGACTGCGTCGAGGAGTACATCGCAGCCCGGGGCGAAAAGCGCGGCGAGGTCAACGACCGCCTGGACTGCGACTGCCAGGTCCTGGCCTACGTGCGGGGCCACGAGTCGAGGAGCCTCGGCGTCCTCGACTTCGGGGCGATGCTCTTCGGCGGCTGACCCGCTACAATGCACCTGACGAGGTCACCCATGGCAGCACCGCCGCTCTCCACTCGCATCCTCCACCGCGCTCGCACCGTCCTCGACCGCATCGACTCCGTCCCCGATGCCGGGCCCGCACCCGAGCGCGGCGACGCCAACGCCGTGGGCGGAAGCGTCAGCGGCAACGCCGTGCTCAACTCCCTGTCCGGCCTGGGCGGCGCCACGGACTCGGGCGCGACGTCTCGCCCGAACACCGCCCGCGACTACCTGGGCGATGACGAGCTGGTGGCGTTGATGAGGGGCACGGTCTACCGCAGGATCGTCCAGACCTACCCCTCCGACGCGACCATGCGCGGGTGGTCGCTGATGGACGACAGCGACGAGTCCTCCCCGCTCGAGGACGCCGAGCGCCGCCTGCATGTCGTCGCCGCCGTGCGCGAGGCCGACACCTGGGCCCGCGCTCTCGGCGAGGCCCGGATCTGGCTCGTCACCGACGACCCCGCGCCGCTCGATAAGCCCCTGGACCCCGCCCGCGTGCGCAAGGTCCACGCGCTCCAGGTGCTGGACTCCCGCGAGTTCAGCGTCGCCGAGTACGAGTCGAGCCCGCGTTCCCCCGACTTCGGGATGCCCTCGCACCTGTGGGTGATGCCGCGCCGGCCGGGCGCGGTGCTCAACACGACCGACCGCGTCCACGTCTCCCGCCTGCTCCGCTTCTGGGGCCACGACCTGCCGCCGGCGGACCGCGGGACCGTGATGAGCAGCCGCGGCACATCGTCGGTCTACGCGGACGCCGTGGGCCAGGTGCTCTGGGAGTCGATCCGCAACCTCTCCCAGATCAACGCGGGCGGCGCCAAGCTCGCCCAGGAGCTGAGCCTCGCCGTCTTCAAGTTCGCGAACGGCGCGGCGCAGTCGGCCGGCGATCAACGCGCGACCTGGCTCTCGAAGGTCAGCACCGTCAACCAGATGAAGTCGCTCGTGCATAGCGTCTTCCTCGGCGTGGACGACAGCTTCGACCGGATGGGGTCGAACGCGACCGGGTTCAAGGACATCTCCGACGACGCCCGGATCATGCTCGCCCTGCTGAGCGAGATCCCCGTGGCGCGGCTGTTCGGTGAGGCCCCGGCCGGGCTCAACACCGACGGCGCGTCGTGGCAGGCCAACTGGTACGCGCGCATCGCGGCGCACCAGGAGGAGCGGTACCGCGACCCCCTGGAGTTCCTCTACCGCTGCCTCTACCACTCCGAGATCGGCGCCGAGCCGGAAGGCTGGTGGCTCAAGTTCGAGCCGCTCGGCGAGATGAGCGAGACGGAGCGTGCCCTGGCCCGCCTCACCCACACCCAGGCCGACACCATCGCGATCGCGGACGGCGTGCTAACCGCAGACCGCGTCCGGCGCTCGCGCTACGACGAGGGCGCCTTCCGGTTCGACATCCAGCCGCCGACCGACGAGGACGAGGCCGTCGACGAGGAGATGCGGGCAGCGATGGAGGCGAGCATCGCGGAGGCGATTGCGAAGCGGGGGGCAGCAGGGGCCGCCACGGTCGAGCAGCAAGGGTCGACACCGGGCGCGCCCGACACTGCACTAGGTGCCCCGGTTGTCGAGCCGCCCGCCGCGGCAGAGACCGAGGCCCTGTTGCCCGAAGAAGTAAAACCGCTCAACGGCGCGCAAATCGCCGCCGCCCAAGGCATCCTGGCGTCGGTGGTGACAGGAGACCTAAGCGAGGAGGCGGCCAGGCTTCTACTGGAAGGCATCGTGCCGCCGGGTCGGGCGCGGGACCTTGTTGCGGCGATGAAGGGGATCACCCCACCCGCCGTGGTCAAGGCGCCAGCGCAGCCAGGCGAGGCCGCGAAGTGAACCTCGCCCGCCGCCTTCACGAGACGGGCATCCGCGCATGCGCGGACGGCCAGGGCGTCCACATCGACTGGTCGCCCCTCTCCGAGCCAGCCGGGCGCCTCGCCGATGCCTGCGACGCGGCGAAGGAGGCGTGGCAGGACTTGCCGCCCTGGATTCGGGACCGGATCGGGAAGCTCGCCCTGGTGCTCGACACGCACCCAGCGGGGAGCGGGCTGCGCCAGATCCCGGTGGACCTGTGCGCTGAGGACGAATGGGTGCCGCCCCACGAGCGGTGGGAGATGACGTAGTGCCCGTCCAGCCCGCCACCGCGAACGGCCGCCCCGGCTACCGCTGGGGCCGCTCGGGCAGGGTGTTCACCTACCAGCCCGGTTCCGAGGCCAGCAGGCGAGCAGCGCACGCCCAGGCCGCCGCCCAGGGCCGCGCCACCCGTGCCGCCGAGTTGGCCCGCGAGGACGCGAGCGGAGGCCCTCGCGCCATCCGCTACCCACACACCCTCGACGAGCTGTACCAGCGCACGCTGCGCGGACGGATCCGCGCCGTCCAGCGGGCAGCGATGGGCGAGATCAACCCGATCCTGGCGAGGATGGAGAGCGCCGAGCGCCGAGCGGCGGCAGCACGCACCGACAGCCGCATCGACGACCTGCTCCACATCGAGGCCATCCTCCAGGCGACCTACGACACATGGATCACCGTCTCGACGACGGGCGCTGAGGGGCTCTACTACGTCGCGACCTCGATCGACGAGTGGGTGACCGGCGGCGTGGACCGGGCTGTGAGCCGGGTGCTCGGGATCCCCTTCGCGTCCGGCGGGCTTGCCGAGGCCCAGATCGCGGAGTGGGTGAGCACCAACGTCCAGGCGATCACCGGGCTCGGCGTGGACGCGCTCGACGACCTGCAGATGCTGGTGAGCGACACCCTGGCGACGGGGAAGCCGACCAAGGTGCTCCGCGACGAGATCATGGACCGCTGGGACGTGAGCTACTCCCAGGCCAGCTTCTACGCTCGCGACCAGACGGCCAAGGTGGTGAGCGCGGTGAACCAGCACCGGCAGACCACCCTCGGCGTGGTGGAGTACCAGTGGAGCACGTCGGGGGATGGCCGGGTCAGGCAGGAGCACGCCGCCCTTGATGGGTCGATCCAGAAGTGGGCAGAGCCGCCGGTCGCGGACCTACGCGGGACGCGCGGGCATCCGGGCGAGGTCTGGCAGTGCAGGTGCGTGGCCCAACCGGTCTTCGACGACGCCGACAAGGCCCGCCTCATCGCCGAGGCCGAGGCGCGCAAGGAGCGCGAGATCTACATCCTCCAGGAGTCGCCGACGGTCAAGGGTGAGATCACGAACCGCAGCGGCTTCTCGGACTGGAACGCCAAGAGGCTGGCCGCTTTGAAGGCTGGCGACCCGGCCGCCGTCGGCCTGGGCCCCAGCACGAAGTAGCCCCGCAGGCGCCGCCCGCAGCCGAGCCCGACACGTCACCTCGAGGCTGGTGCGACCCGTCGCGAACCGCTCCACACGTCCGGCGTCGCCCGCGATCCGGGATTGACACGCGTCCGCTCCCGGCGTAGTCTACTATTCGTCGACCGGGATCTATAAATCGTGTCACCTCGCCGCACCGACTCCGCCGAACCTGCCGCCATCAGGCGCTACGACGAGATGGCGCCGTGGGCGCTTCGGGCACCGCGTCGGCGCGAATCGGACGGCGTTCTACTCGCTGACGGCATCGTCGCACGGGAAGGCGTCCTGACCTACCAGCTTGCGGACGGTCGCACGCGTCGCGAGCTGGTGACGGCCGACGCGCTCACCTCGATGGCCCGCACCCTCGGGCGTGCCGCCGTCACCAGGGAGCACCCGCCCGAGTTCGTGTCGCCGGACAACGTGCAGCAGTACGGCGTGGGCGACGCCGACGGCCAGCCCAAGGTCATCCTGGACGAGGCGGAAGGCGGCTACGTCCAGGTCAGCATCGCGGTCCGCCGCAAGGACGCGATCGCCGACGTCGAGGGCGGCACCCGGGTCGAGCTGAGCCCCGGCTACATCGTCGAGATCGACGAGACGCCCGGCACCCACCCGCGCTGGGGCGCCTACGACGCTCGCCAAATCGCCCGCACCGCCAACCACCTGGCGCTGGTCGAGTCCGCCCGCGGCGGCCCGACCGTCCGTCTCCGCGTCGATTCACAGGACGCGGTCGCAGTGCGCACCGACGGCAGGGCCGGCGGCGCCGAACCCACCCCACCCGAGAGGATCGCAATGAAGCCCACCCTGATCCAGCTCGCGGCGCTGTTCGGAGTCGCACGAACCGACTCCGAGGACGGCCTGCTCGCCGAGCTCCTCCCCGCAGCGAAGGCCGCCAAGAAGCGCGCCGACGAGGCGGATGCGGTTCGCGTCACCCTCGCCGCGCCCATGGCCCGTGTCACCGCCGCCGCCAACAAGGTCACCGCCCTGTCGGCCAAGCGCACGGACGCGGCCGACTTCGCGGCCTGCAAGACGGCCTGCGACGAGTGCGCCGCGGCCTGCGACGCCTGCATCGCGGAGTGCGAAAAGATGGGTGAATCGGGCGACGCCTGCAAGGCCGCCTGTGTGGCCTGCAAGGCCGCCTGTGTGGCTTGCGCAGCGGAATGCGAGAGCGCGATGGAAGCGACCACCGAGGTGGACGCCATGAAGGCCGAGGAGGTCATCAAGACCGACGCGGCCTCGCTGGTGAGCATGAAGGCACTGGCCGACAAGGTCGGCGTGAAGCCCGACGGCCTCAAGCTCGACGCGCTCCGCCTGGCCGTCGCCCGCACCGCGGTCAAGGACCTTCCCGACAACGCCAGCGCCGCCCGCATCGACGGCGTGCTCGACGTGGTCCGCGCCGCCCCGGCCGACACCCGGTATGACGGCTGGATGGGTGACCGGAAGCCGCCGGCGAAGGTGGCCCCTGACCCCCACGCGCCCAAGATCACCCTCGACCCCTGGGCCCGTCACGATGACGCCCACAACAAGATCCACGGAGGTGCCCTGTGAGCGGCGCCAGCTTCCACATCCGCGCAGGGCAGGTCCAGAGCAGGGACGCCCAGGCGTTCATCGGCCA